CAAAAGAATAATCCTAAACCACATTTCGAGCTGGTGTGCCTGAAATTTTGTTCCAGAATTATTTAATCCCTGTGCGGGCTCCTACCAACACCAGGGTTACCTCATGGATGAGGGCTGTGGGCCTAAGAGTTCAAACTTAAGCAAATATGTATCTGTGTTGCCCTCTCCCAGAGGGCTTTTTTTTATAAAAAAAGACCAGCTCGGACAGAACTGGCCTGGGTCAAGCAGTAATGTAGATAGCAAATCACACTTCGTTCGATGTTATATCAATTCCCTTAGTCTTCAGCTCAAGCTCCGGGTCCCTCCCGGTGAACTCACTCCAGTAAGCAAATTCGCATTCGTCCAGCTTCTACTGGATGCCCCGCCGCTTAGGGGGATTAACTTGAATGACAAAGATGTCGAATCATTTGTGCCATTTAAAAATAGTGTATGGAGTAATTTTTAGTGTGAGTTGCATTGAATTTTTGTGCTTTTAAAAAATGATAACGACTCGGCATTAGATAAAACCTTAATGGAAGAGAAATAGTTTTATATTCTAATGGTTAAGATTTATCTCATCCTTTGTACTACTCTCTGAACACCTTGAAACGATGACCACTTTGGTCTCCCTTCTGAACTGCTGGATTTCATTTCGGAAGGGATATTTTTCAGCTGCAGTTCCCTCGCCACGCTTTGTTATGTGCCAGTACATCTTTCTTCGTCTGGCGGTCCATAACCTCGATGTCGTGATCAGTCAGGTAGATTGGCTTCACCCAGTCACATGCAGTATCAACCACCACCGGGACGCTTCCACGATTCACGCAGCTCGCGATTAACATCGTCATCAGGCATGCGGTTAACACTCTGCTGTACATTACTGGCCTCTTTAATGGCTTCTACCCGGCGTTCTGCTACTGCCTCTTTGGCGGAAGCCTTATCTTCCGTTCGCTGCTGATCGGCTTTGGCTTCTGCTTTGCTGGTGCCGCGTGAATGACCGATACCGAAAGCAGCTGCGATAGCACCAATTACAGCAACCGCGATGGTTATAACTAACTGAACTGTTCCCATATCAACCTCACACTAATGCGATTTTGGCTTTCCCGAAACGAGTCCTACGGTCTTCAAGTCCGTTCGTGCCGCCATTGATAATCTTTGTCACCTGAACCAGGTCGCCGGAATGCTTCAGGCATCCCTTAGTAGCGAAAAACCACGCCGCGCTTCTGGCGGCGTAAACGTCTTCAGCCAGCAACTCTGGCTGCTTAACCAGATCCACCTTCAGGCCGTTGCCACAATCACGATAATTGTTCAGACCCGTAATCTGGATAAGACCGCGACCACGGTATAACCAGCCATCGCCGGGGGCATTGTTCCCCATGCGTTTGCTATATACCAGGTTCGCAATGGCACGCTGACGCTCAATCGGTAGAGTACGCTCTTCAGAACGACGGCCAAGTGAGTTAGCCTGGTCAGCAGTGAGGCGTCCTGCGCGGATGAAGTTAATGAGGCCCGCGATGCGATAGTTGAAACTCTCCACCAGCAATGTGAAACCAGCTGATTCATGCCCTACTTGAGCAATAAACATCGCCTGGTCTACAGGATTGGTGATCTCGAACTCTTTCATCGCGCCAGAGATTGCCTGAAACCAACGCGTAGCTAACTCGGCGCTGATATTAGCCGCCTGTTGAAATTTTTTTAGATTCATAAGAACACTCTGTGCACAACCGCCAGAATTAATAGGTTAAAAAAAGTACAAAAAGGATGCAATAAAATGTGACCTAGATCACAATCCACCTCAAATAATGACCTGCGCCTTTACTGGCTTTAAAGAGTTGAAGTGATGTCGCTTCAGCTCTTTTTTTTAATCCATTATTGGTTTTAGTAATCTTGCCAGATTACCGCGAGCCCAAAGCACGGCGGCGCAAATCAGGACGTTCACCAGTACCACAAACCAGTGTGATTCATGGTACAGGCCGAACAGGTAACGAAAAGGGACGCTGGCGTATACCAGCACAGTGAAATAAGCCATCAGTGATATCAGAGGGCGATGTCTCGCCCCACCGCGCTGGTAGAACATTAGAGCAACGACGATCACTCCACTGATAAGAGCATTCGCCACCGCACTCGGATCACTTGTTACCATTGCTGGTCCCTCCTCCGCGTAAGCGAGAAAGAATTCCAAACAGGCTGCCCAAATCCTGACTGTTGACGAACGTCAGCAGCTTAATAGCAATAGCGGCTACGATAACCGCCCCCAGCGCATCAAGTGGCCTGTCGCTATAACCCGTCCATTTGGAGAAGTAAGAGCCAAGCAGAGGCGCGCCGATAACGCCAAAGATGAATGATGTGATGAAGTATCCAACCAGCTTAAGCCGGGTGATGTTTACCGCCGTTGCAACATAAAAAACAGCGCCTGCAAATGCACCAAACACCACTCCGTAATCAATGCCGGTTGCCAGGCCAAACATGCTGGCCCCCATCAGACCACCAGCGGCTACCGTAGTGCCAGAAACAGGATCGGACATTAAGACCCCTCGTATTGCTGTGAGTCCTCTCAGAAATGAGGGGAATAAAAAAAGGCCCGCTTATTCAGCAGGCCTAACTAAGTTGGAAAATCTAAGTAGGTAGGTGATTTACCTAGCCATCATCCATTTATCATCTGTGTCGAGCAGAGTCACTTCCCGGTCAGGATATCCATTGAGGGCTTATGGCTTGGTTCACGATTTAAAGATAGCACCAGTTCTGATACACATGAAAAAGAACACAGAATTGCAGGCTAAAATAATTCTGGTGGCATCAACGGCCCGCTTAGAACCTCAGCCTCGCCGTTGTTGCAAAGGTCATCACCCTGCGTCAAATGCCACACCCCTGTGATTTCCTGACCCGTTTCAAGGTCATCGGTCACGTCGTTGGTGTAGTACGCAACCTGCACTCTGCCGGTATGATGTATCCAGTAGAAACCTTCTTCCATAACTCCCGTCTTATTAGTCTCTGTTCCGCCTTATGCGTTCAAGTATGGGTGATTATGGATAAAAGAGATATGTGAGAGAGTTTGTGGCGCCGGGTGCCTCCCGGTGACCTCACCCCGTGTCAGTAAGGCCGCGAGCATATCTGCAATTCACAGTCGACAGGAACGCCCTTTCGCTGAGAAAGGATTCGCCACAGGCATAATTTTGCGTAAATTATTCTCGCCGTCAATCAAGGATACAAACCCACAGATAAGTCTTCCTGCCATCGTCTACGGGAGAGGCTCTGTGATTTAATTGGGCCTAGCTAGATGCGGGGATTAACCCCCCCCCTATTGGCTGCCCCAGAAACAACAAAACCCCGCCTGAGCGAGGTTTTTGAATTTGTCTGATAAGGGCTTCTCAACGCTGCCATCGTGGCGCAGCT